AACTGCTTGGGATTTCCCAAGTTGTAAAATACTAATAACGTTTGAGTATGCAAGTACAGAAACAAGTCTTGGATATACAGGAATCAGTTTCCATAAATCATCACATAAATTTACACACGCTGTCATATTTTTAAATGCATTTGAAGTAATCCCTAAAGTACAGATTACTTTTGGTGATGGTGGTGGTACTTCGGAGATGAAAGAGAAAATTGTTGTAAATAAGTTATCCACCCCAGTTATACAAAATATAATATTACATGAGTATGGCCACGCTCTTGGTTTGGGTCATTATAATGTAACTAGCACCCCAGTAAGTGATACCCCATGGCTGACTAGATCTGCCATGTATTATGCGATTAATCCATATAATGATGCGTTAATGGAGCCTAAATATGTAGATATTATGATGTTAGAGAAGATATATTATATTGATGGTTTTGGTGGAACGCCTGTACCTAAGATTCCAAGGATAGGATCCTACATCCCAGGAGACGATGATATATGTACCTTTAAATGTAAGGTTTGGTAGGAAGATTTATATATTTAACAATTAATACTATAATATGGCGAGGCGTAAGGTTGGTAGTTCACATACAACAATTTCAATAACTTGGGATGATAAAGAATTATTTAGAAGGTTTGCCAAACTGGTAAAGAAGACTAGGAATGGAGAAATGTACGAAAGCGACTCGGCTGTATTTCATAAAATATTAGAAGAGTATGTTAATGATCACAAGAATCTACCTGCTGGTGAAGCACATTCAACGTATCCTACTAAGGACGATTAGAAGTATAGTTTTTTCTACAGGTATTTCCACAATAAATTCTTTGTCTACCTTTATATCTTGGAGGAAGGATTGTACCACATTCGACACATTTAAATATCTTATCTCTCCTCATAATGTAAGAGTATATATAATCCTTATTTAAAGCTTTCTACTCAAGGTCTGCGTGTTCGCACTCGCAACCATCACATTCGCAGATTTCATCTGGACATCCACAATCGCATTCACATTCAATTTCGGAGGAAGCCATTAAATTACACTCCATATTAATAGTCCTGCTAAAACAAATACTGCTATTACAATCACAGAGTTTCTTCTGCTCCACTCTTTAACGTTATCTTTACTCTTCTTCTTTGGCATCTTTATCATCCTTTTTAGGTGCTTGCTTTGAAGCAGAGTAATTAATTCCAAACGTACTTACATTATAATCTGGTACTCCTGCCATACCTGATTTTTTATCTCCATATTTCTGGTCTGTACCTGGCTCTCCAGTATGTGGGCCATAAATACTATCAAATCCATTTTTCTTTTTACCTGTTGCTGGATCAAATTCTGATTCTTTATGTTTAAATTGTTCAAATTTAGGATCATGTGTCTCTCCTTCATAGTCTGGTTCTGCATCTAATGGCTCAAAATTTGTTGCAATACCACCTAGCATTGGGCCTTCTGGATCATGTTGTAATTCTACGTCTGTTTTTACTGATTGGTTTTGTCCAAATCTTGCATTTCTACCTATACCAGATCCTGCTCTTCCAGCAGATGAGTTTTCATCTTTCTCTTTGTCATCATGTGGTTTTCCCTCATGGTATTTTTCTTTTACATCTGCATCATACTGTGTGTTCTGTTGGTTACCAGTTCTACTATGATCTTGTGTTTCTGCATAATCTTTTGTTGATCCTGGCTCATATGTCCAACCAGTCTTAGTTAATAATTCTTGTATTTCTTTTGGGAGTTGATCCCATTTCTTCATTATGAATCTTGGTGAAGGTGCATGAATTTTTATTAACGCTTCATATCTTTCAGTGTCATCCATTTTATCCCATGTTTTATTTACTATTATATCCTTAACAAAAAACGTGTCATTTATGTGAACGTCATGAACCATTCCATCTTCCTTAAAAACCTGTATATATGTACTACCCATTTTGACAACAACTCCTCTATCTTCTTTGCCATTAACAAAGAAGTGTATGTCGTCTCCAACCTTTGTATGAGTTATCTTATTCATGTCTGTTTTCCTCTTACGGTTAGTTTCTTGTGATCCTATATAAGTTTCGCTATCTTGCCCTCCTATATCATTATCACCTCTACCTTGTACGAATGCCAAGTCTAAATTACCATACCCCTGCTCTTTTCCTACATTACTATCTAGATTTTCTATTGGATCACCAAAAATATCTGGTTTTATATCTTTTCCAGGTGTAGATATTGATGATTCTGGTACTATTTTACCAGATTGAGGCTCCTGTTTATCTCTTTCTTCCATTTCACCTGGCCTAGGTCCCTTAGTTGGAATTGGTTGTTTTTGTACTTCCTCTTCTATTCCTTCTATCTTCTCTGGTTTTGATTCTGCTGATCTAAATGTTGGCCTTGGATGTAACCATCTTTCTAATTCATCATGGCCTACTTGATCTGGATCCATTTCTGATATTGGTATGAAGATATCCCTACCTTGAGTCGACTCCCATTTTCCAGCCTCTCCAGTAGCTGGGCTTCTAATGGGTGGATGTTGCCACGGTTTCTTTACAGGTATTGCCATATATATCCATTCCTATTATCACTTATAAATTTAACCGAACATTGCTTCTCTTAAATCCTTTGCCACATTAAGCAAATACCATCCGTCTCCTGATGCTACGGCCTTACAGGCGAGCACCAAACTGTCTGGGTAGTCGTCATGTTCGTCTGATTTTATCTTCATTATACCTGTCTCTGTATATTCTCTTCTTAGATAGGATAATTGGTATACCATTTTGTTTATATTCTTTAGTTTTATCTTATGGTTTTCGAATAATAGCCTTAGGTTCTTATACATCTCAGCCTTTTCTTGTAATGTGAATGTAACTCCTCTCATTGGAGATCCTTGTTCCCTCGCCAAATCTATGAGTCCCCCACCTAGGCCAGTTTCATCTGCATATACTGTTTCAATACGATATTTATGTACAAAGTCTCTTACTCTTCCAGCTACGTTTACAACGTTTGACTGTGATTCTGATTCCACCTCCTCCACAAACACAGTGTCATTTTCATCTACTCCAACTATTGTAAATACTGTCTCATCAATACCAGTTCTGGCTACATCAACTCCCATGTAGTACCGAATTCTACCTTTTGGTGTACCATCTGTTATGGCCTCCATGATTAAACTGTTAGGAATCAAAGAATCTCCTATGTCAAGGAACTCTCCTTCTACCTCTTGAACATATTCTTCTCTTGTTAATCTTTTTATTTCTTCTAGGAAACTTGGATCTTCCTGTACTAATGGGTTGTCAGTTGACTTGATGTGAAACTCTCTCCACATTCCATCAGGGTTTGCTGGCCTTGCATTCTGGCAGGCCTCATAGAAATATCCTGACTTACTGAATGGTGTAGATGTAAGCCACACCCTAGCCTTTGTTGCCAGACCAGAAGGAAGGAAGGCTCTAAGTATATCTGTCTTGATAAATGAACACTCGTCTGCTATAATTACGTGAGGAGAATAACCTCTCAAGCTGACACCAGTTTCTCCTGTTGCCCTTGTAATTATTTTTGACGAACCAGTGTTGTCTAAAAATCTAACCCACATCTCTGTCTGTGTATTACGTATTACATACCCTGATAGAAAGTCATTCCTTAATATCATATCTCTTATTCTGCCGAACATGATTGTGGCCTGATTTTGTGTAGGTGCTGCAATTACTATAGTACAATCTGTGTTAACTGTCTTCAGCATGAGTGGTGCAAAGAATGCAAAGTGTATGGCCTTGACTGCCGTACTCATGGTTTTACCTACCTGTCTTCCACTCCTATAAACTATGAATCTATCATTACAATCTACGTATTGCTTATTATAGTCAAATAACTTATGATTTAAAAACACCTCACTAAACTTGCTTGGATTGTCAGCACAATCTGCTATAGTTTGTAGGAAGTTCTGTCTCTCTTCCAACACTTCTTTATTTGGTCTAGCCATGTCAACCCCTATTCCTTGGAATCCCTGTGTCGTTTTGGTAAGGTGCTTCGTGGCAATCACACTCACAATCTACTTCTCTCAAATAAGATACTTCAGGGTAATGGCAACATTTAGGACAACAATCATTACT